GAGTGATCTCACCGACTATGAAAGGGCACAGTGCCGAATCTTAGCGGACAAGAGAGGTCTTCCAGCAGGGGATGCCACAGCAAAAAGAATCGCTCTGAGCGATCATCTGCAGGCTCTTCTCAAAGAAGACACCCTGACGGAACAACAGGAGTTCGACTTACGGATAGCCGCGAAGGTCGCGGCACAATCCGTAAAAGAGCACCTGAAGGATAGGTGGTTTACTAATATCGACGGTCATGTGTCTGTTAGCAATAGCGGATGCTATGAGCAGTCAAGAAGCAGTGGGGGAAAGCGGGCGTACATCTTGTCCGAAGTCACCAAGTGGCTAGACGAGTGTCCGTCTGCAGACCGGAATGTCATTCTTCCAACTGGAGAGTCTTTCCTCGAAAAGGAAGGGCAACCAAGGTGGAAGACTGTCAAACCACCGCTTATGAGTGAGTTGCAAGAGAAACCCTCAGCCAATCGCACTTCGACAGGAATCCTCTCGGAGGATTTCTGCGGTAGTGAGCAAAACCGCATCGGTTTTCAATACTTCTGCTGGGCTTTTGACTACCTAGTTAAAGGCGGCTACCTCTCAGAGGAAGGCGCCCCTACTGGAAAGCCAATGCCCATAGAACGAATTGCGATTGGGGAACCTGGCTTCAAAGTGAGAATTGCGACCAAGAGCATGGCGGCATTCGTACTGTACGGACAGCCGTTTGCTCATTCGATGAGAGAACTGCTTGAGCACCACCCGGCCCTAAGGGCAGGGTTATCCGCCGGATACCAACTCAACGAGTGGTTGAAGACGGTAGATACTCAAGGAGGACTTCCTGAATACGTCATGGTTGGCGACTTCGACGCAGCAACAGACCACATTGGTCATAGGGCTGGCCGAATAGCCATGCACGAACTCCTAGACGCCCTTGGGGCAGAACGGAGCTCTTATTCCCGGAATTTTGTCGACTTACTGCTTTCCCCTCGTTATCTCGAAGACAGCGATGGGACTCCTATCGTAACAACCTCGGGTTGTCTGATGGGGGAGCCGGGGACGAAGATTGTGTTGACCTTCCTAGCGCTTGTGGCAAATTGTCACGCGCGGGGCAAGGTATCACCAATCTTTGCAACGGCAGGCGACGACCAGATCGATGGGTCTAACAACTCAGACGATCTCATTCGATACGCAGAGGCCTCAAAGGTCACCACTATGGTGCCTAGCGAAGCCAAGTGGGGTATCTTCCGCTACCACGCCGTGTACTGTCAGCAACTCCTTGGGATTTGCAGAGGTACTCGGTCGGAAATCAGTATACCTAAACCGCGGTTGCTCTCGCCAGAGACCAAGATGGTCACAGGTGACGAGGAAACCAACCCGGCATACGGAAAAGCCGCGCAATTTGCGCGCGAATCTGTATGGGTTACTGCAAGACTGCGCCCGCTCGCAAGGTCGATGATTGCTTTGTTCCTTAGGAACATGCATCTCTATCTGGAAAGAAGGTCCGAGATCTTCC